GACCCAGCAGTAAGGGCGGATTTCCTTCTTGCGCAAGGCGGTGGCGTCCCAGCGCCCGATCCAGAAGCAGTCCTCGTAAACGTAGATGTGATCTGGCGGCCCCCACGACGGGGACGGCTTTAAGGGTGGGGGGTCGGCCGGAATCGGCTCTGGCGCGTTCTCCTTGGGCCGCACGGCCACGGGTGGCAGGACCTTAACGCCGGGAATGAAGCCAAACCGATATCTCAGCTGGTGGGCGATGGTGCCATTTTTTTGATGCAGCGCACCAGCCAGGAACGAAATCAGGTCCGCGCCGGTCTCGGTGCCCGAAAAATTCGCCCATCGGCCGGTGTGGAGGTTGATTTTCCAAGAATCGCCGACCCCGCCATTGGCGCGTCGTTCGGCCAGCCACTCGTGGCCCTCTTGGCGGCCGCCGACGTATTCGCGCAGGAGCTCTGGGGCGTGGGCGAGCGCGGTTTGGGCGAGGGCTTTGTAGTCGATGGGCACGGCGCCGCCCAGCTAGAGGAGCCGGGGCGCAAGGGGTTGACGCCGATCGTTGTATGTTGGCATGGCGCCCGGATCGCGAGGGTTAAAGAGCGACGGTAAGGGGAGCGACTGTAACGGGTTGGACTGTAAAACTTACAAAGTCTGTCAGTCAACGCCTAAACGGCTGTAGGCGGATGCCCCGAAGTGTGGTAGGACACGCGCAACGGTGACGGGCGATATGAGAGGTTTCACCGCTGCCCCGATCACCGCTGCCCCGTTTTCCGCGCCGTTTTCCGCGCCGCGCGCTTGAGTTTGCCGCCGGTTATGTCCTCAAGCTCGTACTGCCGCCGGAGCGGAATCCCGTGTTGCCAGCGCGTGATGGACTGACGGCTGACGCCGAGCGCGCGCGCGATTTGGGCGCGGCTGCCGAAGTGTTTGAGGGCGTCTCGCAGGGTCATCGGGCGTCTCGCAGGGTCATTCCTGCATGGTAGCAGCGCGGGTGCGTTCGGGCAACGAAAGTTGCCCCAGCAAAATGAGTTGACAGGCGGGCACGGTGGCATAGTATAAGCCGCGCAGTCGGGGCATGGGGCGCGACGCAAAATTGACTCACCGAAGGAGACGGACAATGAAATTTGAGATCAAGCATCAATTGACCGGAGCCACGATTTTTAAGGGCGACTACGTTTCGATGCGCGCGTGCGTTGAAGCGGCGGTAGAGGCCCGCGCGGACCTGGCCGACGCGGACCTGGGCCGCGCGAACCTGGCCGGCGCGGACCTGACCGACGCGGACCTGACCGGCGCGGACCTGACCGGCGCGTACCTGGCCGGCGCGGACCTGACCGACGCGGACCTGACCGGCGCGGACCTGACCCGCGCGTACCTGGCCGGCGCGGACCTGACCGGCGTGGACCTGACCGGCGCGGACCTGGCCGACGCGGACCTGGGCCGCGCGAACCTGGCCGGCGCGAACCTGGCCGGCGCGGACCTGGCCGGCGCGGACCTGACCGGCGCGTACCTGGCCGGCGCGGACCTGGCCGGCGCGGACCTGACCGGCGCGGACTTGGCCGGCGCGAACCTGGCCGGCGTGGACCTGACCGGCGCGGACCTGACCGGCGCGGACTTGGCCGGCGCGAACCTGACCGGCGCGGACCTGACCGGCGCGTTAAACGTCCCTCAAAACGACACATCGGCGGCGCAACCGGGCGATCGCAAACCCCGCGCGCAGCGCTTAGCGGAGCGCGCCGCACGCTACCGTGAAGCGCATCCCGACGTGCCCGTGATTGAGGCGCTGGATGCGAAGATCCTCGCCGCCCTTGATTCCGGCGCCGGCAAACTGGACATGAGCGATTGGCATATCTGCCAGACGACGCATTGTCGCGCTGGGTGGGCGATCACACTCGCAGGGGAGCGGGGCAAAGCGCTTGAGGCCGAATACGGCTCGGAAAGCGCGGGCGCGATGATTTACCGCGCATCGACGGGGCGCGTGCCGTATTTTTACGACACGACGGATCGGGCGCTTCAGGACATCCGCACGCAGGCGGCGTTGCAGACGGGAGGCGAGTCGTGAGCGCCGCGCGGCCGTGACGGCTCACACATCGCCCCGAATAATCATCCCCGCTTCCTCCACCGACCGCGCGACGCCCGCGCGACCTCCGGACCGGCGCACAAGCTCAATGAAGGCCGCTTGTTCGTCGGTCGGTTTGCGGCGCCCGACTTTGCACTCAATGGCCGTGTAGATACCACCGGCCGACCAGCCGGTGAGGTCCGACATGCCGGGGGCACCGAATCGGATCGCCCTCGGGTGGGCGAGCACCAGCAGCGTCGGCGTGTGTTCAATGACCTTGCCTTGCCAAGCGAGTGCGCTGTTCGTCCTGAACAGGCGCGTATCGCCGTGGCTGTAGGCGCTCAGAATTTCGGCGTAGAGCGAGGATTCACCCATGGGTGCGGATTATCCTCGCCCTACGCCGCGTGTCACGCGCTCGCCCAAGGCGCGTAATCGTCACCGTCGCCTTTTTTCTTGCGCTTCGGTTTCGGTGCTGGTTTGGTCGCTGATTTCGCTGATTTCGCTGGCTTCGCCGCTGGCGCGGAATCGGCCTCCGGCGCTGGCGGCGTCGGCTTGGGCGCCGGCATTGGCGGATGCTGAAGCCCGAGCTTGGCTGCGGAATACGGGAGCGATACCGGCAGTCCTTCCAGCGCGCGCCATTTCGTGTAGAGCTGCACGAGGAACATTTTCATCATGTACCGCATGGCCATCGCATGCCGGTGGCCCTTCGTTTTGGTCATGTGTACCGGGTGGTTCTCCAGCCGATTTTTGTAGCCGTCGTAAATGTCGCGGTACGGGTTCGGCGACGCTTTCAAGAAACTGCCGGCGCAGACCCCTAAGATTTTCGTCTTGAGCCACGGATTGAACGTGATTGAGTTCCGTTCGGCGGCCTCGCCGTCCTTATTGACGTACTCGCGCTTCACCAGATGCTCGGCGCGGCGCGAGCGGCCTTGACCGTCCGGCGCGCAATCGAGGCCCGCGTACTTCCACAGTGAGGACGGGTGCCGCGCTTTGTGGATGTTGATTTCCGAAATGAGCACGCCCGCCATCGCCGGCCCGATGCCTTTGGTCGGCTCCAGAAATTCGTTGTAGATTGGGAAATCCTCCAGCACGGAGGTCAAGCGCCGGAAGTGCTTTTTTTCCTGCGCTTCCAATTCGACGTACTCGGCGATCAGGCAGAGTTCGGTGTAGGTGTCGATGACCCCATCCGCTTGGAACTTGGCGCGCGTTGGGAACTTCACGACGCCATCGGTGAGAAGGTTGTAATGCTTGCGCAGCTTGTCAAGGATTTCCTTGCCTTCGGCGTCGATGGTTTCCTCGCTCTGGCCGGGCGCTTGGCCGAGTTTGACTTTGAAGGTGCCGACGATGCGGTTGCCCATTTGGATGCGAAGTTTTTGGATATCGTAGGCGCCTCGAACCATGGTGCGCAGGTTGTCGCGCGCGGGATCGTTCGGGGCGGCGGGTGCGGTGACGGGGGATTCGACGTTCATGGTGGTATTTCCTGTGTGGTTGTGGATGAAAATCGCTGGTGTTAAATCGAAAATCGCTATGAAAAATCGCTATTGGTTAATGGGTTGCTTGCGACCCTTGGCTCGCTGTCGTCATGTGGGTTACTGAATGGTTTTGGCTCGCTGGGAAATCATGGGTTACTAAAAAGGTGTGGCTCGCTGATGAAATGAGGGATGCTAATGACCTTGGGCTCGCTAACAGCTAAAGGGGGACTGGATTTCTATGACTCGCTGACATCGACTGGAATACTCGGTGTTCCTCGCGCACTCGCAGTTGCTGGCGCACTCGCAGTCGTTGGCGCACTCGCAGTCGTTGGCGCACAGTCCTTGGCGCACTCGCCTCATCTGGGTGACTGAAAGGCGTCGGTTCGCTTGACGAGTTTGGATTATTCGTGAGGTCTGACCCGCTATTCGATCTTGGATTACTGAATGCTTGCGACTCGCTAATTGGATTTGGATTACTGTTCGAGGTCGACTCGCTAGGCCGGAACGTGCGAATTTCGTTGTTAGACCCGCTAGATAAAATCGGTTTGGTTTTGCCGCCTCGCGCTACATTGCTTTGGGTTTCTGCTCGGTTGTGGCTCGCTCGCGAATCTTGGGTTTCTGCGCGAAGAAAGCGCGCTAGTCCTTCGTGGATTTCTCGGCCTATGAGGCCCGCTGGATGCACACGGTTTTCGATATGTTCCTGGCGCGCTGTCCGATCCAGGGTTTCTGTCGTACATTGGCGCGCTATTTCGGTATGGTTTTCTGAGATGTTTTGACCCGCTAAATCTTTATGGGTACCTTCGTCAGCTTGGCGCGCTATGCTCATATGGATTTCTGCTTCAGTTTGGCGCGCTTCATTTGCCTGGGTTGCTGTCGGGTTTTGGCCCACTAACAACTCCTGATTCGCTTGGCATCCAAGGCCTGCTATTTTGTGCGGACTCGTTCTCAGGTAACGGGTTTCTACCTCGCATCGACTCGCTACGATTAAGGGGGTTGCTGGCGGAATCGGACTCGCTAATATTCTTTGGGTGACTGGTGGGTCTCGGCTTGACCCGCTATGTACGCATGTATTACTGACGCAACTTGACGCGCTTCGTTTGCTTACAGGCGGTGACGCGCTGGGGTTGCCTGGGTTGCTAAACGATAGTGGCCCGTTCGCGTCCCATGGTTTTCTCATACGCTCTGACCCGCTGAGACAGTCTGG